TCCTGTCCCAGACCAACGAGATCCTCGAGGACTGCGTCTTCAAGGAAGGCAACCTCCCCACGGGCGACCGCGTCGTCATCCGCACCGGCCTGCCGGCCGTGTACTGGCGCGCCCTCAACCAGGGCATTCCGAACAGCAAGAGCACGACTGCCCAGGTCGATGAAGCCTGCGGCATCCTCGAGGCTCGCAGCGAGGTCGATAAGGATCTCGCCATGCTGAACGGCAACACCGCTCAGTTCCGTCTGTCCGAAGACGTGGCCTTCCTCGAGGCCATGAATCAGACGCAGGCGACCACGCTGTTCTACGGCAACCCCGCCACCGATCCGAAGCAGTTCCTCGGCCTCGCGCCGCGTTACTCTGACATTGGTGCTGGTTCTCCGAACAACTCGCAGAACATCCTGTCTGCTGGTGGTTCTGATGCGACCGTGAACACCTCGATCTACCTGGTTGTTTGGGGTGACAACACCGTCTACTGCCCGTTCCCGAAGGGTTCGACCGCTGGCCTCATGCACGAGGATCTCGGCGAGCAGACCGTGTATGACGGCAACAACCGTCTCCAGGCTTACGCCACCCGTTATCAGTGGAAGAACGGTCTGGTCGTGAAGGACTGGCGTTACGTCGTGCGAATCTGCAACATCAACACGACCCACCTGATGAGTCAGGACAACACCCAGGCTTCGAACGTATCCACTGCCATCATCAAGATGATGAGCCGTGCTCTGTATCGCATCCCGAACATGGCGATGGGTCGCGCCGCGTTCTACATGAACCGCACCGTCCACAGCGGCCTTGCGATTGCTGCGCTCGATAAGAGCCAGGCAGTCCTGAAGGTCAACGACGGTCTCTCGCAGTTCGGCACGCCGTACAGCTGGCTGACTTTCCAGGGCGTTCCGTGCCGCAAGGTTGACGCGATCATCAACACCGAAGCCGTGGTGAGCTGATAGCTCCCATCAACAAGAAAGAAGGAACTCACCATGATTCTTGATAATCTCCTCGTTGTTTCTGGAACCATCCCTGCGACTGGTGTCGCTACCGGACAGGCGGCGCTTCCTGTTTCCGGTACTCCCGTTGTTTCGACCGACACGATTGACCTTTCGGTCGCCCGTGACATTGGCGAAGGCGCGGATTTGTTTATGAACTTCACGTGCGTTGCGGCATACAACACCCTGACCTCGCTGACGTTCGAGATCATTGGCGCAACGAACGCTGCTCTTTCGAGTGGCGTGACTGTGATCGGTTCCTCTGGACCCGTTCCGCTGGCAAGCCTCACCGCAAACGCGCAGTTCTCTGTGCGTTTCAATCCGCAGCTCCTGTCTACCGGACAGCGGTACATCGGCGCTCGGTACACCACGGTCGGAAGCACCCCGACCACCGGCAGCGTGTGCGCTTACGTCGTCATGGACATCCAGGACGGCCGCAAGTTCTACGCCTCCGGCTTCTCGGTGATCTGATAGGAGACTTCGATGGCAAAGGTCAAAGCAAAAGTCGTCTGTTTCGTGGACAACCATTATCGCAACGAAGGCGATGTCTTCCAGTACAACGGTTCGTTCAACGGGAATCTGGAATACCTGGATGTTCCCGAGCAGAAGCCAGAGGAAGATCAGCACGCTCGCAAGGTGCGGAAGCCTCGAAACACTGTGACCGAAGCATCGGAGTGAGCTTGTAACGAGTTAGTGAACAGGGAGGGGCGTCGGCGGGAAACCACGGCGCCCCTCCCTTCCTACGGGAGGCTTACATGGCTTCGGTCGTTGAGATCTGCAACCTCGCGCTCGCGCACCTCGGCGACGACGCCACCGTCGCAAGCATTGATCCGCCGGAGGGATCAGCACAAGCAGAGCACTGCGCCCGGTTCTACCCGGTCGCACGTGACATGCTTCTCCAGATGCATACGTGGTCGTTCGCATCGCGGCGCGTCAGCCTCGCGCAGGTGACGATGCCGTACACCATGTGGAAATACGCATACGCATGCCCTGGCGACATGATGACCGCCGTGGCCGTGCTGCCGCCCGAGGCTGAAAACGATTACACCGTGCGTGCGTATCCCGCCGACCGCTACGGTTTCGGATGGACGAACCCGCCCATCACGACCGCTGGCGTGTACGTGCCGCAGGAATACGTGATTGAGACGGACACGCTCGGGAACAAGATCATCTACACGAACCAGGAAACCGCGCTCCTGCGCTATCAGGCGCTGGTGAGCGACCCGACCAAGTTCGACCCGCTGTTCACCATCGCATTGTCGTGGCAGCTCGCGTCGTTCCTTGCCGGCCCGGTCGTCAAGGGTGAAGAGGGCGCACGGCAGGGGCAGCGATGCCTGCAGATGGTCGCCATCTACCTCGGACAGGCACGCGCATCCGACGCAAGCCAGCGCGACGTGAAGCCCGGTCACATCACCTCCTGGATCTCTGGACGCTGACATGGCGCTTACCCGAACCTACACGCGGTCATTTGCCGGCGGCGAAGTGTCGCCGGAAATGTGGGGCCGGATTGATGACGTGAAGTTCCAGACTGGCGCAGCGAAGTTGCTCAACTTCATTGCGCTTCCGCAGGGTCCGGCAGAGAACCGACCAGGCACTGCATTCGTGCGCGAGGTGAAGGACAGCACGAAGCGCACGCGTCTGATCCCGTTCACGTTCAGCACCACGCAAACGCTGGTGCTCGAGCTTGGCGCGGGGTACTTCCGGTTCCACACGCAGGGCGCGACGCTTGGGCCTGGTACGCCAGCGGCTTATTCAACGACAAAGACCATCACTGCCGTCAATACCGGGACGGAGACGTTTACAAGCAACGCGCACGGATACGCAAACGGAACGCCAGTGCAGGTGTCGGCGACAACCACGTTGCCCGCACCGCTTGTAGCCGCTACCACGTACTACGTTATCAATGCTGCGGCAAATACTTACCAGTTGTCCCTGACCGAGACCGGGTCTGCAATTGACATCACGACTGCTGGCAGCGGAACGATCACATCCAACCAGGTCTATGCGGTCGGAGCACTCGTCTCTTCTGGAGGAGTGAACTACTACTGCATTCTTCAGGCAGTCAATCAGACGCCTCCGAACGCAACGTACTGGTATCCGCTTCCTGCGGGGATCTACGAGATCCCGAATCCCTACGCCGAGGCTGACCTGTTCGACATCCACTACGTGCAGTCGGCCGACGTGCTGACGCTCGTACATCCGAACTACGCGCCACGCGAGCTGCGCCGGCTTGGATCGACGACGTGGACACTGACCACGATCTCGTTCGCTTCAACTGTTACGGCGCCTACCGGGTTGAGCGTAACCGCCAATCGCGGTGAAGCACTCAACCTCATCGGGTTCACGAGTGCGAATCCAGGTGTCGCGGAAGCCTCAGCTCCGCATGGGCTTGCTGTTGGCGATCCGGTGTATCTTGACGGCGGAACATGGACGAACCCGTTTCCCAATGACTACTACATCGTTTCTGGCGTAAGCGGCGGAGACAAGTTCCGCGTCCGCACATACAGCAGCGGAATTGAACTTGATACGACATCCTATGGAACGTGGTCATCCGACGGGTATGTCCAGTTTGGTGACAAGTCGCTTGAATTCACAAGCTATTACGTGGTGACAACGGTAGCTCCGAACGGTATTGACGAAAGCGAACCAAGTTCGGCAGCTACTGCGAACAACAACCTAAATGCGGCTGGTTCAAGCAACACGATCACCTGGTCATCGGTCACTGGCGCTGCTCGCTACAACATCTACAAGCGCCAGAACGGCCTGTACGGATTGATTGGGCAGACGGATCTGACCACGTTCACGGACAACAATATCGGTCCTGATATGGGCATCACGCCGCCCATCATTGACACGGTGTTCGCATCGGCTGGGAACTACCCTGGTGCGGTCAGTTATTTCGAGCAGCGACGCGTGTTTGCCGGCACAACGAACGCTCCGCAGACGATGTGGATGACGCGTACGGGAACTGAGAGCGACATCTCGTACCACATTCCGATTCAGGACACCGACCGCATCGCATTCCGCGTGGCAGCACGCGAGGCCAACACGATCCGGCACATCGTCCCACTGACGCAGCTCCTTGCTCTTACGAGCGCAGCCGAGTGGCGCATCAGCCCGGTCAACAGCGACACGATCACTCCGACCACCATCTCGGTGCGTCCGCAGTCATATGTCGGTGCGAACAACGTGCAGCCGTCCATCGTGAACAACACGGTGGTGTACTGCTCTGCGCGTGACGGCCACGTGCGCGAGCTTGGCTATTCGTGGCAGGCAAGCGGTTTCGTGACTGGCGACCTGTCGCTGCGATCCACGCACCTGTTCGACAACTTCGACATCACGGATATGTGTTACAGCAAGGCACCGCAGCCGTTGCTGTGGTTCATCTCAAGCACTGGCAGCATGCTTGGCCTGACATACATCCCCGAACAACAGGTTGGCGCGTGGCACCAGCACGTCACGGACGGCTCATTTGAGAGCTGCGCTGCGGTCGCCGAGGGCGCCGAGGACCGCCTGTACGTGGTGGTCAAGCGCACCATCGGTGGCGTGACCAAGCGTTACGTCGAGCGTTTCGCTAGCCGGCAGATCGTCGACATCGAAGACTGCTTCTTCGTTGACTGCGGCCTAACCTACGACGGCACGAATACGACTGCGACCACGGTCACGGTAACCGGCGGTACGACTTGGGGTCCGGCCGACGAGCTGACGATTACGGCGAGCAGCCCCATCTTCCAGGCGCCTCCGACTACCACGGACGTGGGCGACGCCATCGTCCTGACCGACGCGAACGGGAACACGTACCGCCTAACGATCCTGTCCACGACCTCCACCACGGTGGCGACGGCACGGACTGATCTCGTGCTGCCCGTGGCTC